TTGAGTGACCTCATTCGTTCGTGGATCAGCAGTTGTGCGCCGTCCCCCTTCTGGGGCGGTCGCCGCCGTGTATATAAAACCACTGGGTCCCTTAAGGCTATAAAGTGTTACGGAAGGCAGCTAAATTGTGTGCTAAAATGTAATCACAAAAACTCTGAAAACCAAAAAATTCCGGATATAAAAATTATGCCCAGAGAGATTTTACCAGAAGGAACGATAAGAATTACGGCACAGGGTGCGAAGTACATTAAAGAGAATGGGAGATGGGTATATGTTAAGAAACCAAAAAAACCAAAGAAGATAAAAGAGAGACCCAGAGTAAAGTATGATTATCCTCCAGTAAGAATACCAAAGGGAATGAAAGAGACTGAATTTTCTGGTTATTATATTACTAAGGATGGTAAAGCATATCGTGAACCTGGCAGATATGATAGGAATGAGCAGCACGGCAAGATTAACGAATATGGATTAATATACTTAAAACCAGCCTTAAGGGGTCATCCAGGTCGTCCAGAGCATCAATATGAATGTATTAATATTTCAATACGGGATGAGAATGGAAAATTTGTAAAGCAAATCAAGAGAAGCATTCATCAACTGGTAGCATCTGCATTTGTACCAAATCCAGAAGGATATAATGAGATTGATCATATTGATAGAGACAATAGAAATAATCATTACACCAATTTACGATGGTGTGATCATAGTGAGAATATGAGAAACAAACAATTTTTATCTTATACGATTACCGATTTAATCAGTGGTCAAGTATGGAAAGGTGAAAACATAATGGATTGGGTTAGAGAGAATTTTGATCTTGTAAAACCGAGACTCAGAACAAAAACACAGGGATGGAAATATGTTGGTAAGCATATGGCAAATTCTAGATCAAAAGGAAATGCGATATGGAAATTTAAAGTAGAATATTAAATCATGCTAGATACAACTAAAATGAATACGCAAAAACCTGAGATGCAAAAAAATCCCGGAGAAAATATTACGACCGTAGAAGTCGATCCAATAACTGGTGAGTATTATGTTACGATTCCCGAATGGATTCTGAACGACTTTGGATGGTACGAAGGCACCGAAGTAAATATGGAGGTCGAAGGAGATTGTATTGTGATTACCGAAATTAAGCACGATTGACTTGACCTAGATAATACTGTATGATGTTTGTTGTACGTACAACCTGAAGTAATTACACTCTATTATGGCTAAAGGATTTACTGTAAAAGCGAAGGCACCTAGTCCATCACAATCCAAAGAAGAATGGGATTATGATAAGGCAAAGGAGATGATCAAAGGGAAGACGGTCGTATTTTGTCTTCCTGGAAGAGGAGTTTCTTATACCTATTTGAAAAACTTTGTACAGCTTTGTTTTGATCTTGTACAGGCAGGAGCAAGTATCCAAATCTCGCAAGACTATTCATCAATGGTGAATTTTGCAAGATGTAAATGTCTTGGTGCGAATGTGCTGCGTGGACCTGATCAAATTCCATGGGATGGCAAATTAAAATATGATTATCAATTATGGATTGATAGTGATATTGTTTTCAATACTGAAAAGTTTTATCAGTTAGTATTGATGGATAAGGATATTGCAAGTGGATGGTATTGTACGGAAGATGGAAGAACAACTTCTGTTGCACACTGGTTAGAGGAAGATGACTTCAAGAACAATGGTGGAGTCATGAATCATGAAATGGTTGATACCATTACAAACCATAAGAGTCCATTTACCGTTGATTATGCAGGATTTGGATGGTTAATGATTAAGCACGGTGTCTTTGAGCATCCAGAAATGAAGTATCCATGGTTTGCTCCGAAGATGCAAGTTTTTGATTCTGGTGCAGTACAGGACATGTGTGGAGAGGATGTATCATTCTGTCTCGATGCAATTGCAGCAGGTTTTGAGATCTGGTGCGATCCTCGTATCAGAGTTGGTCACGAAAAGACAAGAGTGATCTGATCTAATGTCGGATGTATATACAATTCTCCACGAGGGAAAGGTTTTACATGAGAACTTGACAGAAGAAGAATATTTTGATATGATGGAGAACCTGTCGATAGAGTTTTATCAGACGGGTTCTCCAAGACCTGAAGATCTTAAAACTAAAATTACAAAGAGGTATTGATTATGGCTATGCGTAAGGGTGGCGGTTATGTAGAGGGTGCGCCCAAGAAAACTCGTCAAGGAGCGGGCATGAATACCAAGTATGCCGCGTCTTCTCGTAATAAAGCAAAGAAAAAGTATCGCGGTCAAGGTAAAGGTTAAATAAGACAGTTAATAAAGTCTTATGAGTTGTTTAATCACCAACCTCCCATCAATGGAAGTATGGGTTCGTAAAGAATATCTTACAGACCATCAGAGTGGACATGGTGAATTCGTCAAGGGCGTTTGGGTTTCGGCAAAGTCGATTCCTGGACGCGCTTTTTATTTTGAAACATATTTACCAGAATATGCGGCAATGTATGATAAGTTGCCTATTAGTGCCTTTTTATCTCGTCCAGAGGCACCAAACCCCGATATGAATCTACCAAATCTGCAGTTCTGGAACTGTATGGACTATGGCGTGGTCAGTGTAGACAAAAAATTCATTGGTAGTATGGATTTTGAGTGTTATACACGTGACTTTGGTATTCAAAGAGGTGCTTATGTCTGCACATTAGACAACTATCATCGTGATCCAGACATGGTAGACTGGGCAACAAGTGAAAATCCTGCCGAACACAAATCTCATAACCTTATTGAACTTGAAAATGGACAATATGCACTATATCCAAACAATAGATTACGTATTTTTGACAATAGTTTGACTCCTGTCGAACCAAAAATGCCAGATTTTAAGGTTTCGACTCAATATTATCAAGTTGAGAATGGTTATGAACGACTTGGAATGGGACGTGAGGACGAATATCACTGGAAAACCGCCAAAGAGCGTGAAGAAGAGGAAAATAAATAGTCTTAAGGGATAGCAACCCCTCTAAAAGTTCTGTTTTTAACGAAACAGGAGCTAAAATGGGAAATCATCACCATGTTGATAAGGGAAATTTGTTCATTGAACAAGGAATGACCCTTATTACAGAAGTAGAAAGTGAGAAATATCTCAGAAAAACATCAAAACAGAGAAAAATCACTCAAAATGAGGAACTCTACCCAATTCCAGATGATCGTTTAGAGCGTCCATGCGGTGGTGCTCATGGTTTTGATGATTTTGTCGAAAGATGGCATGAGTAAATATAAATAAAATCAAGAAAACTCTCTACTAATGGCAGAACAAAGGGTATCCAGATCATTTAAAGACATCAGTTTATCCTTTGTTCCTCATCCAGTAACAAAGGATCTGCAAATATTAAAAAATGAGAACGCGATTCGCAGGTCTGTAAGAAATATTGTTGAAACTATTCCCACAGAAAGATTTTTTAACTCATTATTGGGTTCTGATGTGAGGGATAGTTTGTTTGAATTTGTTGATTTTGGTACTGCATCTGTTATTCAAAGTCAAATTTTGGTTGCAATAGAAAACTTTGAGCCAAGAGTTGATAATGTTGTTGTTGAAGTAGATCCTCAACCAGATCAAAATTCATTCAATGTGACTGTTATCTTTGATATTATTGGACAGGAGTTTCCGACACAAGAGTATACGTTCCTATTAGAGGCAGCAAGATAAGATGCCCTTTACAAAATTCACGAATCTAGATTTTGACCAGATAAAGACCTCAATCAAGGATTATCTTCGCGCTAATTCAACATTTAGCGATTTTGATTTTGAGGGATCAAATTTTTCTGTCTTAATTGATACACTAGCATATAATACCTATATTACTGCATTCAACAGTAATATGATTGTGAATGAGTCCTTTTTGGATTCGGCAACTCTTCGTGAAAACGTAGTATCGCTTGCAAGAAACATTGGTTATGTACCCCGCTCTAGAACGGCAGCAAGGGCAACAATTTCTTTTACGGTATCAACTACCGAAGACACTCCTACACTCACTCTCAGAAGGGGTCTGGTATGTGTAGGAACGGCAAATGACACAACATATACTTTCTCGATACCAGAAGACGTAACTGCAACTGTTGTTGATGGCGTTGCATCGTTTGATGAGGTATACGTTTATCAGGGAACCTATCTTACAAAACAATTTACTTATGATGGTTCTTTAGATCAAAGATTTATTTTAGGAAATCCTTTTATTGATACTTCTACTCTTTCCGTTTATGTAAGGAGAACAAATGATAGTGGATTGGGAATTGAATATACGGCGATTGATAATATTTTAGATACAACGGCAGAGTCTAGAATTTATATTCTGCAGGAAGTGCAAGATGAAAAATATGAGATAAGATTTGGTGATGGAATTATCGGCAAAAAACTTGGAGATGCCGTTGGTTCTGATGGAACTATAATCACCGCAAATTATATTGTTACTGATGGTGAAGATGGGAATGGTGCAAGTGTATTCGCTTTCTCCGGAAGTATTACTACTGCCGCTGGAACAATCATAAATCCAGGAACGGTTACAATAACTACAAATCAGTCATCTCAGAATGGTTCAAGCATAGAACCAATTGATTCCATCAAATATTATGCTCCAAGAGTATATTCTGCACAAAATAGAGCAGTAACTTCTAGGGACTATGAGGCAATTGTAAAAAGAATATATCCAGAAACTGAATCTGTTGCCGTTATTGGTGGTGAAGAATTGGATCCACCAGAATATGGTAATGTGATTTTGAGTATTAAACCAAAAAATGGAAGTTTTGTTTCCGATTTTAATAAATCAAGAATTTTAAGTCAACTGAAACAATATACCGTTTCGGGTATTAATCCAAAAATTACAGACCTTAAGATTCTTTATGTTGAATTAGACTCTTCCGTTTATTATAATTACTCCCAAGTATCAAGTGTAGATTCTTTAAAAACTAATGTACTGAATAGTTTAACCAATTATTCAAAATCATTGGATCTTAATAAGTTTGGAGGAAGATTTAAGTATAGTAAAGTTCTCAATGTAATTGATAATACAGACACGGCAATTACTTCCAATATCACTAAAGTTAGAATTAGAAGAGATTTAAAGGCATCTTTAAATCAATTTGCACAGTATGAATTGTGTTTTGGTAATAAATTTCATGTGAACCCACAAGGAAGAAATATTAAGTCAACTGGATTCACAATATCTGGAGAGTCCTCCACAGTATACTTGACAGATACTCCTTCAATAACATCTTCTGGATCTGCTATAACCAATTCTACTGCTGCTGGAAACCTTTTTCTCAATAGACCAGCATCTATTGGGTCAACAACGGGTATCCTTTCAATAGTTAAAGTAGATGGTAATGGTAATAATATTGTTGTTGCCAAGGATGTTGGAACTGTTGATTATGTAAAAGGTGAAATTAAAATAGGAACAATTAACATAACATCAACAACAAAGGCAAATGGTATCATAGAGATTCAGGCGTTCCCAGAATCAAATGATGTTATTGGTTTGAAAGATCTATATCTATCTTTTGATATCTCTAAAAGTGCAATAAATATGGTAAGAGATGTAATTGCTTCTGGTGATGAAATAACTGGAAAAGTGTTTACTAGAGATTACTATACATCAAGTTACTCAAACGGGAATTTAGCAAGAAACTAATATGATACAGACTGGTTTTGAATCTAGAGTTAAGGTTCAGCAGAT